GGCACCAGGTACTGGGGCGTCGAGGGGCGGTTGTGGTCAGCGGAGAACCCCGACGCATACGCGGGTGTGCATAACTACGACGGCGTGCTGGTGGTGTTTGATGAGGCGTCGGGTATTGACGACACGATCTGGGCGGTGACCAGCGGCTTCTTTACTGAAAACACGCCCAACCGTTTCTGGCTGGCGTTCTCCAACCCGCGCCGTAACACGGGGTACTTCTACGAGGCGTTCAACTCCAAGCGGGCGTTTTGGAAAACCGAGGTGGTGGATGCGCGCACAGTCGAGGGTACGGACAAACAGGTCTACGAGCGGATCATTCAGGAGTACGGGCCGGACTCAAGCCAGGCTCATGTCGAGGTCTACGGGATGTTCCCAAGCGCAGGGGACGATCAGTTCATCGGCTCGGACATAGTGGACGAGGCCATGAAGCGGGAGAAGTACAAAGACCTATCAGCGCCCATCGTCATTGGCGTCGATCCGGCGCGCTATGGCGCGGATGCCACGGTCATCGCCGTGCGCCAAGGACGGGATATTGTTAACATAACGCGGCACCGGGGCGATGACACGATGACGGTGGTGGGGTATGTGATTGACGCCATAGAGGAATATAAACCGACCTTGGTGGTGATCGACGAGGGTGGGCTGGGCGCGGGGATTGTGGACAGGCTCAAGGAGCAGCGGTACAAGATTAAGGGCGTGAACTTTGGAAATAAGGCCAAAAACCCGATAATGTACGGAAATATGCGCGCCCAGATGTGGGGTGAGATGAGGGAATGGCTAAAATCTGCTAGTATCCCGACCGACAGGTTCTTGAAGACGGATTTAATTTCGCCTAAGATGAAGCCTGATTCACGTGGAACAATCTTCTTGGAGAGCAAGAAAGAAATGAAAGCACGGGGCTTGGCATCACCAGACGCAGCGGACGCAATATGCGTGACGTTTGCTTTTCCCGTGGCCCACCGCGAGTATACTGAGCCCACTCGCCGATATAACGCTCAAGACGGCGCAATGCACACTTCATGGATGGGGTCTTAAGTATGAAGCCAGGACTGTACGCAAATATTCACGCCAAGCAAGCACGCATTGCAGCGGGCAGCAAAGAGAAAATGCGCAAACCTGGTACACCGGGCGCGCCTACGGCCAAGGATTTTAAAGATTCTGCCAAGACGGCCAAGAAAGGTAAATGATGCCACTCGTCAAATCATCTTCGCCCAAAGCCTTTCGTGAAAATGTAAAGGCTGAAGTCAAAGCGGGCAAGCCCGTCAAACAGGCCGTGGCAATTGCTTATTCAGTTAAGCGCAGCGCACCAGCCCCAAGTAAGAAGAAATAATGGCTGATTACACCGGCATAGCCGCCGCAGGCGCGGTATCCAACGGCGGCGGTCAGAAGGACACCGAATCTAATATCTTGGCGACGGCGCGCAGCCGCTTGGACATGGCGATCTCGGCGCTGTCTGAGTCGCGTGAAGATGAGATTGACGATCTGAAGTTCTACGCCGGAAGCCCAGACAATCATTGGCAATGGCCCGCCGATGTGCTGGCGACTCGCGGCGCGGTGCAAGGGCAGACCATCAACGCCCGCCCGTGCCTGACAATCAATAAGCTGCCGCAGCACGTACGGCAAGTTACTAATGACCAACGACAAAACCGCCCAACAGGCAAAGTTATTCCAGCCGATGACAAGGCCGATATTGACGTTGCCGAAGTCTTCAACGGCATGGTCCGGCATATTGAATACATCTCGGACGCAGATGTCGCTTACGACACCGCCTGCGAAAACCAAGTCTCCTACGGAGAAGGTTACATCCGACTCCTGACCGAGTATTGCGACGAAAATACCTTTGACCAAGACATCAAAATTGGCCGGGTTCGCAATTCATTCTCGGTGTACATGGACCCGACCATCCAAGACCCTTGCGGCGCGGATGCCAAATGGTGTTTTGTGACCGAAGACATCCGCAAAGAAGATTATCAGCGGATGTACCCAGATTCAGCGCCAATCACCACCTTGCAAACGCTGGGTGTGGGCGATCAGAACTTGTCGCAGTGGCTTAATGAGGACACGATCCGCATCGCGGACTATTATTACGTCGATTACGACAAGGGCACGCTCAATTTGTACCCTGGCAACGCCACGGCTTTTGATGGAACACCCGAAGACAAGCAATTGCGGGCTATGTACGGCGCGCCCAAGAAAACTCGGCAGTCTGACCGGCCACGAATCAAATATTGCAAGATAAACGGCTACGAAATCTTGGAAGAACGCGAGTGGGCGGGCAAATACATACCCATTGTCCGCATTGTGGGCAACGAATTTGAGGTTGATGGCCGCTTGTACGTGTCTGGCCTGGTGCGAAACGCTAAAGACGCCCAGCGGATGTACAACTATTGGGTATCCCAAGAGGCAGAAATGCTGGCCTTGGCCCCCAAAGCACCGTTTATTGGCTATGGCGGTCAGTTTGAAGGCTACGAAAACCAATGGAAAACCGCCAACACGACCAACTGGCCGTATTTGGAGGTAAATCCAGACGTTACAGACGGCGCGGGCGCAACACTGCCACTACCCCAGCGGGCGCAGCCGCCAATGGCCTCCAGCGGGCTATTACAGGCCAAATCGGGCGCTTCTGAGGACATTAAGGCATCAACCGGCCAATATAACGCTTCTTTGGGCATGACATCCAACGAGCGCTCAGGAAAAGCGATTCTTGCGCGTCAGCGCGAGGGTGATGTCGGGACGTACCACTTTGGCGACAACTTGGCCCGTGGCGTGCGGTATTTGACCCGTCAACTGATTGATCTGATCCCCAAAATCTACGACACCCAGCGCATCGCCCGCATCATTGGCGAAGATGGCGAAACCAGCATGGTCAAAATCGACCCGATGCAAGCCGAGCCAGTCAAAAAGATCGTGGATCAGCAAGGCATTGTGATCGACAAGATTTACAACCCTGGCGTGGGCAAGTACGACGTGGTGGCTACCACCGGCCCAGGCTACGCGACCAAGCGCCAAGAGGCGCTGGAGGCTATGGGCCAGCTACTGCAAGGCAACCCGCAGCTATGGCAAGTGGCCGGTGACCTGTTTGTCAAAAACATGGATTGGCCTGGTGCCCAAGAGATGGCAAAGCGTTTTGCCAAGACCATTGACCCCAAACTTATGCAAGACGGCGACAAGCCGCCCGAGTTGCAGGCCGCAGAGCAGCAAATCCAAGCGATGGGCCAAGAGATGGAGCAGATGCATCAGATGATCATCAATGCTGGCAAGTCGATTGAGGCGCAGGATATGCACCGCAAAGACTTTGAGGCAACGGTCAAGGCGTACCAAGCTGAAACTCAGCGGATTTCCGCTGTGCAGGCTTCCATGTCGCCAGAACAGATACAAGACATCGTGCTGGGCACTGTGCATGGCATGATCACTTCTGGCGATTTGGTGGCTGAAATGCCTGGGCGTGATATGGATACTGGCCCTGAAACGCCGCAAGAAAATATGATGGAGCAACCTCAATGATGTACAAAGCCGCCGATTTTGTCGGGATGCTGTTCTTGGCCCGTGATGTGGCCCATAGCGTTCATTTAAACACCCGCAGCTATTCCAAGCACGTTGCGCTTAATACGTTTTACGACAGCATCATTGACCACGCAGACGCTTTTGCTGAAGCCTACCAAGGCCGTCATGGCCTGATGGGGCCAATTACGCTGCATTCGGCCACCAAAACGGCCAACATCATTGACTTTTTGCAAAACCAGTTAGATGACATTGAAAAGTGCCGTTACGAGGTGGTAGATAAGTCTGATTCGTCGCTCCAACAATTAATTGACAACATTGTTGATTTGTACCTAACCACGCTTTATAAACTGCGCTTCTTAGCATGACGCTATCCATTAACCACAGCACAGCAGCGGACAGTAGCTTTACTACCGCAGGCGCTGCGGCGTGGGATAGCGCACATTCGCTGTCTGGCACCTTGCCAATTACTTCTGGCGGCACGGGCCAAGCAACTGCCGCAGCGGCCATTACAGCTTTGGCCGGAACTCAGGTTTCTGGCCGGTATTTGCGTTCTGATGGTGTAAATACAGCCTTGGCGGCTATTGTTGCGGCAGACGTGCCTACGCTTAACCAAAACACCACAGGCACTGCGGCAAATGTGACCGGCACGGTGGCTGTGGCAAACGGTGGTACAGGCACAGCCACTCCGGCCCTTGTAGCAGGCACCAACGTAACAATTACAGGCACCTGGCCTAACCAGACAATTAATTCATTTAGCGGCAGCGGCACGGTTACTTCGGTCGCCGCAAGCGTTCCTGCTTTTTTGTCTATCGCCGGTTCGCCCATCACCACTTCTGGCACGTTGGCAATTACTTACTCAGGAACGGCGCTTCCAATTGCCAATGGTGGTACGGGTCAAACAACGGCTGCGGCGGCTATTACAGCTTTAGCAGGCACTCAAACATCTGGCTATTATTTGCGTTCTAATGGCACAAATACAGCTTTGGCAGCTATCGTTGCAACTGATGTGCCTACACTAAATCAAAATACTACCGGAACTGCATCTAATGTCACCGGTACTGTGGCGATTGCCAACGGTGGTACAGGCCAAACCACAGCCAGCGCGGCCTTTAATGCTTTATCGCCAGTCACCAGCACAGGCGACTTAATTATTGGCAACGGCACAAACAGCGCGACCCGCCTAGCTATTGGCGCAAACGGGTATGTCTTAACTTCCGATGGCACTACGGCATCTTGGTCAGCGGCGGGCAGTGGATCAGGAACCGTAACGTCAATTACTGCCGGAACAGGCTTAACTGGTGGAACAATCACTACTACTGGCACGATTGCATTGGCTACTACTGCCGTGACTGCGGCCAGCTACACAAGCGCAAACATTACGGTTGACGCTTATGGGCGTATCACAGCAGCTTCTAACGGCAGCGGCGGTAGCGGCATTACAACTGGCAAAAGTATTGCAATGGCGATGATCTTTGGATATTAATTATGGCAAACCCGAATATTGTTAACGTAACTTCTATTTATGGTAGTACGTCTTATTTAATTCCAAGCACGACATCTGCAACTACTTGGACTGCGCTTACTCCTGCTTCCGGTACTGTAAATAAGATTGACAACATTGTTGCGTCAAACGTTACGGCTAGTAATGCAACCGTAACCGTAGCAATCAATAGCGCAGCGGCTGGCGCAGGTACAAACTATCGCGTAATTTATCAAGTGCCAGTGCCAGTAAACGCTTCAATTGTGATTGTGGACAAAAGCACGGCGTTTTACTTAGGTGAGGCGCAGTCTATTGTGGTGACTGTTGGAACTGCAAACGCTATTGAATTAACGTCATCGTTTGAAGCAATTACCTAATGTCCACCCAATACAAGGGGTCTGTTCTTTCATCGACAGAACAGCCTACATCAACTTCTAGCGCCACAGGAATTTGGACTACAAGTGATGTGATGCAGGCGCAAAAAGCATCCACATGGGTTACCTTAGCTTTCCCAATTGAATTTTTATTGATTGCTGGTGGCGGGCCGGGCGGGTGGAATTATTGCGGTGGCGGCGGCGCGGGTGGCGTAGTCTTATCCTCTGCATTAACTGTCGCCCCGTCTACAAGCTATACGGTAACAATTGGTGCTGGTGGAACCCCACCTGCTGGAACTGGTACAGTACCTGGAACTGGAAACGATTCAGTGTTTACGGCGTCAGCTTCAAGCCCCGCAAAAGGCGGTGGTGGCGGGGATGTAGACAGCACCAGCACTAAATACGGCGGCAATGGTGGTTCTGGTGGCGGCGCAGGCTATTTGGCAGGATCGGTTGCTGGAACTGGAACAGGGACACAAGGTAAAAACGGCGGTGCTGGAGATTCAAACAGCAACTTTGGTGGGGGCGGTGGTGGATATTCTGCTGTAGGCGTAGGCGGCACTGCATCTACTGGCGTTGGCGGTGCTGGCCTATTAAGCACAATCACTACAAACTTTGCAGGGACTGCTAACACAAGCACTAGCGCAAGTATAAATATCACTGCCGTTTCTGCGGGAGTTATAGGTATTGGAACGCAAATCACAGGATCGGGTGTCCCAGCAGGCACTGTAGTAATTGCGCTTGGTACAGGCACAGGCGGTACTGGCACATACACGTTAAATAAGGCCACAACCACGACCTTAACCGGAACGGCAATTACAAGCACTGGCGTTTACTATGCTGGTGGTGGCGGCGGCTGGACGCGAAGCACAGGTACAACCCTTGGCGGTTTAGGCGGCGGGGCGGGTGGAGTAACCGGTACTAACACAGCCGCAGGCGGCGTTAACCAAGGCGGCGGCGGAGGCGGCGGAGGGTCACTTGCAATAGGTGGGGCTGGCGGCTCTGGCATATTAATCATTGCCTACCCAAATACAAGCCCTGATCTTACTTCTGTATCCGCAGGTTTAACGTGCAATGGAAGCGCAGGAAATACCACGCCAAATACAACGTATCGGTCGGGTTACAAAGTGTACAGATTTACTGCTGGCACTGGCACTATATCTTGGTAAACAAAAATGTCTATTAGATATAAAGGTTCCATCATGTCGTCCACGGCGCAAACGCCAACGACTGCTAGTGCCAAAGGCTTATGGAAAATAGCCACTGTTTTGCAGGCATTAAAAGCTGGAATATGGCCCCCTATAACGGTTCCGGTAGATTACTTAGTTGTTGCTGGCGGTGGAGGCGGCGGCGGTGTAGGGCTTAACGTTGGAGCATCAGGTGGCGGTGGTGGTGCTGGTGGTTTACTAACTGGAACTGATCTTTTGTTACTTCCAGCAACCACATACACTATTACTGTAGGCGCATTGGGGGCAGGAGGGACACCCGCAAACACGAGAGGTACGAGTGGCGGTAACTCTATTATTAGCGGAACAGGAATAACAACAATTACCGCAATTGGCGGTGGCGGTGGTGGTGGTTCAACAGCCGCTGGATTAGCGGGTTTAACTGGGGGTTCTGGTGGCGGAGGCCCTGGCGGAGGTTCTGTGCGCACCGCAGGCACTGGTACGGCAGGACAAGGAAACACAGGTGGCCTTGGTTTTATTACGGCGACATCAACTTTTGCTTATGGTGGCGGAGGTGGTGGTGGAGCTAGTGCTGTAGGCGCGGCGGGAACTGCGTCTGTTGGCGGTAATGGTGGTGCTGGAACATCTAGTACATATAGCGGTGCAACGGTATCTTACGCTGGAGGCGGCGGCGGCGGGGCGTATAACGGGCAAACAGCAGGTACTGCTACAAGTGGCGGTGGTGCTGGTGGTAATACTGCAACAAGTTTTAATGGTGCTGCTGCAACTCCAAATACAGGCGGCGGTGGCGGAGGTGCTGGAACTACGGGGTCAAACAACTCTGGAACTGGGGGGGCTGGCGGGAAAGGAATTGTGTGCATTCGTTGCCTTCTTGCTTATACGGCTTCAGCAACTACTGGATCACCTACAGTAACTACAGACGCAACTTATCGGTACTATAAATTTACCAGCGATGGTTCTATTACATTCTAATCATGGCACATTTTGCAGAACTTGACGAAAACAACGTTGTTACGCAAGTAATCGTTGGCGTTGACGAGCCGCTTGATGGTGAGGCCATTTATCGTGAAACAACCGGAACCATTTGGAAGCAGACCAGCTATAACACCAGAGCAGGCCAGCACCTATTGGGCGGCACGCCATTTCGTAAAAATTACGCTGGAATTGGCTACACCTATGACCCTGACAGGGATGCGTTTATCCCGCCGCAGCCGTTTCCTAGTTGGACTCTGAATGAGCAGACTTGCCAATGGGATTCTCCCGTCCCCATGCCTGTAGACGACAAAAGGTATGTTTGGGATGAACAAACTTGTCAATGGGTAGAGTAAAATTCCATGAACAAGTTTTTTGGTGGTAGTTTTTTTAGCGGCGGGTTTTTTTCCCCGCTGACTGATTTTTTTGGCGGTAGTTTTTTTAGCGGTGGGTTTTTTGAATCAGCACCCGTTTACGTCACGCAACTTTTTATCGAGTTAAGATCATTTACTGAAAGAAGGAGATTCTAATGGCGCTCAATCTTAAAGCTATCACTTCTGTCCTGGGCTACCAGCAGATCACCAGCTTGTCTGCGGCTACGGCCTTGACCGTACCTCAAAAGAACATTAACGGCCTTGCGGGATCGCCTCGTATCGCTATTATTACGCCAGAGACTCAAGCAGTTCGCTGGCGCGATGATGGTGTGGCCCCAACTGCTACAGTTGGTATGCCTCTTGCTGCCGGTGTCACTTTGCAATACGATGGCGACTTGACTCAGATCAAGTTCATTGAGCAGACTGCCAGCGCAAAGCTGAACATTACTTATTACTCGTAAGGAGCCGTTATGGACTTTCATGGCGAAGGTGGTTCTATGAGCCCCGCAAATTTAATTGAATACATCCAAAAGCAGTTTCCTACTGACTTGACCACTTTGGTCAATTTGCAAGCTGAATTGGCCCAGCGCCAAGGCGCAATGTCCGCAGTGCAAGACGCTGTCGCAGATCGGGCTAAAGCTGCTGAAGAGTTGGCTACCGCTAAAGACCAGGCTGCGGCTATGGTTGCATCTGCCAAGGATATGGAAACTGCTGCTAAGGCCAAGACTGCTGATCTTAAAGCGCGTGAAGCTGCTTTGGCCGATAGCGTTAAAACATTTGAAACAGCCAGCGCAGCGCGTGAAACGGCCCTAGATGCGCGGGAAAAGACATCTGATACCCGTGAGATGCACCAACAGCAAACGCAGGCCAATTTGGATGTTTTAAGCGCGTCTTTGGCGGCGCAAGAAGCTGCATTGCAAACTCGCGTTAAAGCCTTCCAAGATAAAGTTGCTGCAATTAGCGCGTAAGGACAAAAATCATGGCCGTCTTTCTCTCCCCCGTGGGCGGCGTTGCGGCCCAATTTTTTACTAACAGCGGCGTGCCCCTTTCGGGCGGCAAGTTGTACACCTACGTTGCGGGGACAACAACTCCGCAAGCCACTTACACCAGTTCATCTGGGAGTACCAACCATACCAACCCAATTATTTTGGATTCGGCTGGCCGCGTACCTGGGGGCGAAATTTGGGTTAGTTCTTCGTTGTACAAATTTGTTTTAAACACGTCAACTGACGTACTTATCGCCACCTATGACAATGTATCAGGCATTGGCGCTGCAAGCTATCAAGTAGACAATTTTACGGGTACGGGGGCGCAAACCACGTTTACTTTAAGTGCAGCTTCGTTTGGTGAAAACTACACGTTTGTGTACATAAACGGTATATACCAAAACAAAAACACATACACTGTCAGCGATGCAACGCTTGCGTTTTCAACTGCACCGCCGCTAACTTCTTTAATTGAAGTGATGTACAACTGATAAGGATTAGTAATGGCAAACACCAAAATATCCGGTCTTACCGCCGCAACTACGCCTGTTGCGGGGACAGAAGTTTTACCTATTGTTCAAAGCAGCGCCACCAAACAAGTTTCAATTGCTAATCTGACTGCTGGACGCTCAGTAAGTGCTACAGATTATGTTATGACTACAGGTAACTTAGTTCCCAGCACAGCGGGTAAAGGTGTTAATTTTACCGCCAATACGCCAGCAACGGGGATGACCAGTCAATTGTTAAAGTGGTATGAAGAAGGTACTTGGACACCAAATCAAGGCGGTGGCCTTACGGTTGTTGGTACTTTTAGTTCTAATGGCACATATACAAGAATTGGGCGACAAGTAACGGTGACTGGGCATTTAATAGGTTCAACATCTATTGCTTGCGGTGCTGCTAATTTATTAACAACTAATTTACCAATTACTTGTTCTGCCGCAGAAGCTACTGGAAACGCAGTTAATAGTAGTATTAACGCAAGTGTTGCCACTGTTGCAAGCGGTGTAAATTTGTATGCTGCTGGCGCTTTAGCTGCTACATCGTTTATATATTTTAGTATCACATATACTACATAAGGTCTAAAAATGGCACTTACAAAAGCAAGCTATTCAATGATTAACGGCGCGCCGATTAATGTATTGGACTATGGCGCAGACCCTACAGGTTTAGCTGATTCAACTACCGCAATGCAAGCCGCCCACAATACGGGCAAAACGGTGTACTATCCCACAGGCACATACAAATTTACTACGTTAACAAATATCATATCAGGTGGTATTGTTGGTGATGGGCCGCAACAATCTATTTTATCTAGCACAAACACTACATCGGATAACCTTATCACCTATGTTGGCCCGTTAGGTCAATATTCCAATATAACGCTATTTAAGGATTTTACTTTAAAAGGTTTAGTTCCTACTAAAACAGCAGGGGCGGCTATTGCGTTTAATCCAGTTATTGGTGAAGCATCATATATGGATTTTAGAAATGTTCATTTTGTTGATTGTCCTACTGGTATTGATTTTGTTCGCGCAAGTCTTTGGAAAATTATTGGGTGTGATTTTTTAGCTTATACCGTTGCTGGCGTTCAAGTTGCAAATGAAAATGCGCCCGATTCTGGCGATAGTGTAATTATGGGGTGTGTATTTAATAATCCTTACGCCACAGGCTCTGGAGTTTTGCAAAAATCTAGCGGCGGTTTAAAAATTATAGGAAATAAATTTTTAGGTGGTTCTCGGGGCTACACAATGAATCTGTATGGAACTACAAGCGTTTTTGTTTTCTCAGGGAATTCTGTAGAAAACATGGTAGATCAATGCATGGCTTTTGACCAATACCCGCCAAACGGTGCTTTGTTTAAAAACATTGCAATTACAGGAAATGAATTTAGCGTTGGTAATGTTGCCATAGCAACAGGGGCGGCTACATTTATTGAAGAAATGGTTATTTCTGGCAATGTAATAAACATGGGCGCTACCGGAAGCAACGCTTCCGTTTCTTTGGTGGGCGTTAAAAATATTATTATTGGCGACAATACCTTTAGGTCAAATGACGGCCTTGGTTCAACCGCAGTCACTTTGACTAGCTGTACTAACGGAAAAATTGGAGTTAATACTTACTCAAGATTGCCAAACCCAATTACCGTTACAACATCTTCGGGCATATTTATTACAAAAGATTCGCAGTCTGGAAGTTCTACAACATTGACTACGGGGTGGACGGGCTATGGCGGGTTGTATACATCAGCATCTACTAGCGTTACGTTTATAACTCCTTATTTAATTACCCCAAATATTACGGACGTAATTGTTACTCCAGGGTCTGCTAATGGAGTTATTTCTGGTATTGTTACGTCTGTTAGCAAAACAGGATTTACATACCAAGCTGTTTCGTCTATATCGTCAATTGCAGCAACGGTTTATTGGGTTGTAAACGGAACACTTTAATAGCAAGGATATGATATGGAATTTAAATGGTCAGTTGAAAAAATGGTTGTTGCCGAAGGTAACCTAGTAACTCACGTTCATTGGCGCTGCGAAGCTGAAGGTTTTGCTTGCTCTGGTGTTCGCGACCTTGCCCGTAGTGATAGTTTTACAGCTTATGACCAGTTGACCGAGCAACAAGTGTTAGGTTGGTGCTTTGCGCCCGAAACAATTACTTGGGTAGACCCAATTGATAGCACAACAACTACTATAACTAAGCTGCTTAAAGACGATGGTGAAGCCCAAATTGTTGATCAGATTAACCGAATAAAAAATGAGCCCGCTTTGCCTTGGGCATAAATTCCAGCATAATGCTGAAAAAACGTACTGGTGCGTTCACCAGGGATTCTATGGAATCGAAAAATGTCAGATGAAAGCCTAGCGGAAGTTGAAACCGCGCCGGAACAGGTGGCAACGGCTGCACCTGAAACCGAAGTTAAAGCGCCGGAAGCAGAAGCACCTAAGACATTCTCGCAAGAGGAACTTGATGCAGCTATTGGAAAACGCCTTGCAAGAGAGCAACGAAAGTGGGAACGGGAACAAGCACAAAGGGTTGCGGAAACGCAGACCTTGAGGGCTCCGGCAGCGCAGTCTGTCGATCAGTTTGAAACGCCAGAGGCTTACGCCGATGCGTTGGCTTATCAAAAAGCCGAACAATTGATTGCGCAGCGTGAAGCGGCCAAGCAGCACTCGCAAGTTCTTGAGAGTTATCACGATAAAGAAGAGGAAGCCCGCGCTAAGTATGATGATTTTGAACAAGTCGCATACAACCCCAAGCTGCCAATTACGGACGTGATGGCCGATACAATTCGGTCTTCGGATGTTGGACCTGAGTTAGCTTACTACCTCGGAACTAACCCCAAAGACGCAGAGCGTATATCTCGCCTAGCCCCGCTTGCACAGGCAAAGGAAATTGGAAAGATTGAGGCCAAATTGGCGTCTGATCCACCAATGA